ACGAACATTGGGGGGTCCAGCTTGAGCTCGCGTTGACAGAATTCGAGTTTCCCCTCCCCCTCATGTGATATGACACCGAATTTTTCCCTCATATACTCCGCCAGAGGGACGGAGTGTTTGTTTGACAGGCTGAGGTAGTCATCACCCAACACCACAAAGCAGGCCAGGACGTCTAGCTCGTCGGTGTTGCCGGCGGATACACTTGAGTCAATGTATGATGCAATCATCATCTCATGTATCTTGGTGTTTGCTCTTAGGGTGAGACTGCTCCCTGAGGGCATCAGATTGGGAGCATCTATGCCTTGCTGGCCCTTTATTGCAACAATTGGGCTTATAAATCCAGCAATATTCTGTATCAGCTGTGCGTGCCAGTAGGGGTCGACCTCAATGTATGACAGCTCGAAAAGAAGATAGATGGCCTTCATCAGTGGCGCAATCCTGACATCCCACCTCTTCCTGTCACGGTCGTCAGCTCCCCTATCAAACTCCTTGCGCATATCATCGACTTCGGCGAACAGGGTTAGGCGCTGGTAGAGCTGGCAAGCCGAGTTGCCGCTGAACCTTAGTCCCTGTCCGTCGCCCAGGTACACGTTCTTTTTGTCGTGAATGGCACACCCAAAGACGGCCTGGTCAACCAGGTAGGTGCATGTTGGTGGCACATATATGATCCTGGGAATTTTGCCTTTCTTTGTGACCTCGACCTTTGGGCATGGTTTATAGACGGGTCTGTGGCCCCTGTTGATGACGGCTGTGTACTCGACCAGCATTTGGGCCGTCATGGCCTCACTACACTTGGCCAGATCGGAGGGATAGGACGTTGGCATTAATCCGGTGCTGGTTGATCCGAATGGCACATCGTGTTCGTCCTTGGATAGGGATCTGGTTTTGATCCGTTCACCCTCAAATCGTGGTCCTACAAGCGCCAGGCGGCACAGGACACGCAGTATTTCCATACTGGACATGTCGACCTCTATGGCGGGCTCTAACAGGTCATCGAGTCCCTCATACGGTGAGCCGCGCTTGTCGGCATAGTGTTCAAACCCACTTTTGTCTATATCCTGGGTGAGCTCGTTAAGAGTACGAACGAACTCAACGTCCTTCTTTACAGACAAAGGTCTGCCTGG